CTCTGCACGTATATCTGCAGTACGTCTACGTGTACCATGTTCTAAGAGTTTACGGATAAGTTTGTTATCCTTAGTATATGCTAAATGTACTAACGGAAGGAACAATGTATGATAACCTACTTCGTGTGCTTTTGTCAAGTGTTTATTTGAATAGTTTAGCCAAATTGCTTGACGATAAGAACCAAATCCATAAGAAGCATTCATAGCTGTACAAATAATTTTTGACTCTTCTTTTTCGTCACTATTATCTTGCTCACTTTTTGTACCATGTCCACTTGTAACTCCTACTCCTTTTGAGTATTTTACAGGCTCACCTTTAGCATCTGTTTTATTAGACCAATTACCGTCTTTAAGTTCTACTTCTATTTTATTACCAAACGTGCTACGGGTATATGCTTTACCTGATGAGTCTTTGTACACTGTTTTATTATCTACAGATTTTGCAGCTTTGTTACTATCAGCAGATTCTCTAACAACACCAGAAATACCATCTACACCAGAAATTTTACCTGTTACATTTTGTTCTGCATCAGTTCCTGTGTATCCTGTTTGTATATTGTCTCTATCATCTGCTGCAATAGCAGAGTCTGCAGAAACTTCTCTTCCTGATGATAGTATGTATACTGGTGGGGCTTTACCTGTAGCTGCTGCAAATTTAATATCATTGTTAAGTTGCGCTCTACCAAAACCGTCTGCAGTATTATTACCTATTGAAATATCGTATACTCTATCTCCACCGTAAGTTTTATTTCCTCTAGCTGTTAAAGGAACTCCAGATACCATATTACCTTTTTCAAAAGCATCGTTGTAGTCTACTGTTGTAGGTCTTGTAGCTACTGCTGGTACGGCTGGTACAGACAAACCTGACGCTTGTGGTTTATTTATACGAGCCATCTGATCTGCAGTTTTACTCGTAGTTCCTATAACGTCTTCACCACGAAGTGGTATTTCAGATGTACTTAAAGATTGATCTCTACCTGTTTCAAAACCTCCCATATCTGTATACGGCAATCTTGGTGCTGGTAATGCTCCAACAAACTCATCTGCTGCAGATGGTGCAGAAACACCTTGAGATGGTAATGGTTGTAAGGTTGGATCAAAACTCATATCCATTGAGGGTTGAGGTTCTGAATACGGATACATATTTTGCATTCCTGCCAAACCTCGTTGGGCAATAGCAGGGTCAATGGTTCTAGGATCTGTTGCAGATACGCTTGGGTCTGTATCTCCAAACGAAGGAACATCTTTAACTCCGCTATCTGTTCTTCGTAACTCTGAAAATTCTTCTTGTCCAACAGATGGAACACGAGGAGTAAAATCTGTTGCTGGCTGCACTTCAACATCAGGTCCATAAATAGAAGTTCCAGCGTCTGTTACTATTTCATCACGTATACCACCAGAAACAGGAGGAAAAATATCTTTTGTATAAATATTTTGTCTGCCACTAGTGCCACCCACATTAGGTGACATTTCTGTACCTACAGGTTGTGTTCCAAATGTTTCAAAAGGTGTAGTTGAAGGTGGAATTTGACTTGGTCCTCTTGGGTCTGCTGTTGGAATAAGATTCATTTGATTACCAGCATCTAAAAAACCTTCAACATCTCTTGCTGGCGTAATTGGCGTTAAGTTAGCTAAAGCAGCCCGTTGTTGGTTAGATAAACTTGTCATATCTCCTTGTGACTGGGAAGCACTTGGTAAAGATTCACGAGCATCTTGTAATTTTTTATTATAGGCTATTGATTCTGCTGCAGTCATGTCAGCTAGGCCACTTTCTTCGCCTACTCTTTGTTGATCTGCTGTGCTAAATCGTGGGTCTTGCATAAAAAATCTATTAGGATCTTTTTTAATCATTTCTGCTTCTTGTTTAGCAATTCCTGCGCTTGCTGAAGCAAGTCCTATGTCACTCCCTTTAACATCATCTCTAAAAGCAGTATCTACATACAGTTTAGCTCTATCTGCATCCTTTTGACTCATTCCACCACCACCACCTGCAGGTGTTACATCTACTTGTGGTGGTGTTACAGCCTGTGGATCAATGCCTTGTGGTGTAGAAAGCGATTGTTCTCTTCTTCTCTCTGCTATATAATCTGTAACTCTAGAATCTAATCCATCTGAACTTCTTTGGAAAGGATCTCTAGTTATTTGTCCTTTGTTTGATGTATATTCTGCCTGTAAACTATTAGGACTAGCACCACCACTTAAAGCATTTAATACGTTTTGTACAAGTGGTTTATCTTTTATGTTAATACCTAAAAACTCACTCAAAGCATCTACACCCTTACTAGCATACTTTACAAGATTTCCTGCAATTCCATATCCATAATTATCTTTTAATGCCGCTATATCTGCTGTAACTTTTGCCGCATTTGCCGGATCTATTAAACCATTTGCTAATCTTCTTTCTAATTCTTCTGTTAGTTTATTTCCACTAATAGATTTTCCAGATTCATACACTGCAGATACGGCTGGGCCACCAGCTAAAAAAGCAATACCACTTGCTACTTTTGCAAATATACTGTTTTGTCTTTTTGTTTCTTCTGCTAATTGAGCATTTGTTGCGGTACTCATATCTAACTGATAACTACCATCGTAACGATTTCCAAACCTGTCTGTAACACCGTCATCTTCTTGATTTTCCTGTGTCAAAGGTGGGCTTGTTTTTACAACTTCTTGAATAGGCGTAATAGGCACATCTGATCCGGGTGTATACTCAGTGTATCCTTCAGGAATAGGGTATATTGGTTTACCGCCAATAAATGAAACTAAAATATTTTTTCCATCCGCATTTCTATATTCTTTAAAAGAAATGTTTGCATCGCCCATTACTTTTTTAAAGTCTATTGGTTGTGAAGTTGGAGGAGTATATGTAGGTCCAAGTTGCCTAACATTTCTAGATGGGTCACCACCATTAGCCATAGTCACGTAACCACCTTCAGCCATCTCAACTTCTCTACCATCTTCAGCAATTACAATTAAGTCTGACATACCAAATGGTAAATCCTCTGGCAATGTAGCTTCATCTGAGTTTCCCATTTGACCCATAGCTTCCATTTTACGTAATCCCATTTTGGCTTCATCTCGTAGTGCCATCATTTTATCTAGACCATGATACCGTACAACATCTGCTGGCATAACAAATTCACCCTCACTAAGTTTAGCAGGGATGTCATCTCTTACTTCTTCACGAGTGCTTCCTACAGGAACTTCATTACCTGATTCTGCATCTATCATGCCGCCTTCTTGATTAAGACCACCTTCTTCAAAAAGTTCCATTTGTTTATTCATCATGGGAGTTCCACCTTTGTTAAGTTCTATTTCAGAAAAATATTGTATAAATTCTTTTTTAGTAGGGTTTTTATCTTCAAGAAATTTGCTAATACGTTTTGAAGTTTCTCTACCTGCTAAAGGTTCTTCTGAGGTTTTATATTCAAATAATAAATTTTTAACTTCAAACATTGGCATTTCTTTACCATCTTTGAATTTTATTACATAGTGTTCTTTTCCGTCATATTCTTTAGAATTTATTTCATATTTTTTTTCAAAAACATTTTTTTTATTAGTATATTTATTTTCTTTGTCAGCCATTGGCTATTACACTATCCCTTAGTCGTTGTATATTACGTAACATATGAACAGCACCCTGCGCCCTATGTATTGTAATAATATCGTCTGTCTGTTCCATCAAACGATGCTGTTGTTTAACAAGCTCTTCTAAGTAGTTATTGAAGTGGGTCCACTGTTTGGGGTTGTTGACCAGCCCCTTGAGCTTGCTGAATATTTCCTTGTCCATTTCCACTAAATCCTTGTTCCTGTGGAGTAGGTACTTGGCCTGTGCCTATTGTACCACCTCCTGCACCTGATGGGTCCATTGGGTTTGCACCTGCTGGTGCTGCACCTTGTTCTGGAGTTGGAGCAGGTTGTTGGAACTGCTTCATTAACTCAGCTTGTATAGCTGCTTCATCCATATTGTTTGTTACTTTATCAGGGTCAAGGTCAAGAGACTTAGCAATCTCTCTAATAATATATTGAAACTTAGCAAAGGGTGCAAGTGCTGGGCTAGAAGATACCTGCATAAATTGCATAAGTCTTTGGCTGCGTACTTCATTTGCCATTAGGCTTTCTGTACCACGTGCCTTTACTTCTAAGTCACCACGTATAGCTGGATCAAAGTCAAACTGCATGTTAAATCTAAACAGTCCTTCACCCAGTGGTCGTAGTAAATAGTCATCTACATTCTTAATTACATTTTTAATGCCACCTGCAGCAGCACCCATTAACATAGAAATACCTGACGCAGTTCTACCTACCCCAGATACACCTGTCTGTCCGTGAGCAAATGATGGCATACCTGTACTTTCATCTGCTAGTACACGTGCCTTATCAAATAGCTGCAAGTTTTCTCCTGCTACATTTGGAAACTTTGTACCAAACACAGCCTGTCCGGGTGCGCCACCCTGTCGTCTAAATACTTTGCCGGGGTAGACAGATAAGTCTTGGCCCGGAACTAAGTTTGTTTCATCTACTTCTATAAGTAAATTGCCACTCAGTACTGCATTATCTACAGCCATACGCATAAACCCATTCATAAGTGTTTGGGTATCATCCATGTTTTCTGCAATACCTATACCAAAGAAAGAGTATGGGTTTAGTTCATAGGGTGCAGCCATGTAAGGAATGGTAGCAGGTTTAAATGGATTAAGTACCATACGCAGGAGTTTACCATTACAAATCCATATATTTGCCTGTAGTTCGTCAACTCCCTCAAGTTCGGAAGGGATTTCAATACCCTGCTCCACCAACATATCATAATCACACATACCCCAATACTCAAGGACTTCATAGCGTTCTACTCCATATTCTGGTGCATAGTCAGATAGATCATCTTCCCATGATTCTTTTGTATAGTTTGTGCCTTGCATAATTGCATCATCAATTACGGACGCTCTAAAGTAAGGACGTTTCTTTAATCCAATTAACTGTGAACGAGACATCTTATGACGTTCAATTACATACTGTGCTTCATCTATATTGTTTGCATCTGGGTCTGGATAAAAGTTCCATACAGATACATGGGATACTTGTGGTACAGTTTTAATTCTTGGTGAGTATTCACCTTCTTCATCCCAGTTAGGATATTCTTTATCTACAGCAAATGGACCTTTCATTATTCCTGTGCCAAATAATGCCATCTCAAATGCTGTACTACGTAAATGTTTATTAGCACTAGACTCTTCTAGTTGATCTTGTATTTTCTTTTGCATTGCCTTTGCAGCAATCATAGCTGGGCTAAAAGTTACAGCCGTAGGAGTTTTACCTACACCTGCTCTTACACCCTCAATATCGTCTAGTTTATCTCCTAATGGTCCTAAACTTTCTGATAATGTTCGTGCTGTAGCTCCTGCAGGTACATCTTTACCATCTCCCATAAATCCATAGGGGCTTACAGGTTCATCTAATTCTGAGTTTCTAAGTTGCTCTGGTTCTTTTGGATCAAAGTGTACATCAGCTACAACTCCTTCAGGTAATACTGTTGGTTCTACAGTAAGCGGAAACTTATTACTTGCAAATAATACATCTACAATTTGTCCGTAGGCTGCAAGTGTTTTTGTTTTTGTTACTTTAATAAAGACTCTAGACTTTTCTGCTTCAGTAAACTGAACATCAGATCCATAGATACCTCTATAGTTACGATAGGATCTTAACCATCTATCTTCATCTTGCTGTCTGTAGTCATCAGCACGTTTATATCTATCCATGACAAAGGGTATAATACCACTAATATTAGCATCATCTACTCCTGAGTCTTCAGAGTCTTCTAATACTACTTGTTCGTCATCTGTAAATTCTTGATCTTCTGCCATTTATAATACCTTTAATATCCAAAAGTTTTGTCTGCCATTGGCATACTAGATTGGGGTCTTCCGTGTGGATCATAGTCAAATATACTAAACCTTGGTCTTGACATAATACCATATCTTAATGCATCATACAAGTGGTCTTCGCTATGAGTATCAATATCTTCTGGATTCTTTTTATCCAATGGTATAGCTGGTAATTGTGAAACCATGTTTGTACAGTTATTAAAAAATACAAGCCTTGGTTCTTCTGTAAACTCATCAACTTGTAACCGTCTATGTATTTCGTTTTTACCTGCTACTCTTGATCCTTTACTTCTATCTGAAGGTCTCCAACGACAACCTCTACTTACCATCTGCTCTGCAAGACTAGGCCCAGTATCCCCTCTTTTGTGCCAAAGAGAACTATCCAAAACCCCATATCTAATAGGACCATCACCTGCTTCTAACTCCAGTATTTGATCTGCTAAATCAGTTGCTAGTACTTTACCTACATACAGTTCCCTGTAAACAATTAACTGTTCATTCGGGGCGCAAGCAAACCATACTACTCCAGATTTACTTCCGTATCCATAGTCACAGGCTCTAAATCTTACCCAGTTACTTGGTATATCAAACGGTTCAATAACATGTATGTCTCTATTAAACTCTGTAAAGGCTGCACCTTCTTTAATATCCCAGTCACCGTCTAGTAGCTGTCTTCTTTGTTGTTCTGGTAGTGACAAAAGCATTGCTTCATAGTCACCTGCTTCTGCTAGATATGGATTATCTTTTAGTCGTGCTGGTATAAATCTACGTTTAAATAAAGATATACCTGCTTTTTCGTGTCCTGCTGGATATTTTAGTGCTTCTCCAGTTTCAATATCTGTTGCATCAAATGTAACATTTGGTACTGCTGGGTCAATAAACATTTTCTTAACCCAACCATGCCCCCTGCCTCCGGGGTTTGTAGTCGCCCTCATAAAGATGGGTAGGTCTGGTGCAGTAGACCGTAAACGAGAACGCATGTAGTTCCATGCATATGGTGTGGCCCATTGAGTTAATTCGTCAAAGCCTATCCAGCTAAATGCCAGACCCTGATAACGCAAGACATCGTCTTCTCTATCAAGATACGACATCCACAACCTTGCGCCAGAGGGCGCGGTCCACTGCATCTTTCTTTCAGACCATTTAATTCCGGGCCATATCTTGGGGTACATCTCTTGTGATTTAAATATAAGTTCACGTAACTCTTCCGTTGTGTGTCTTAGTAGTAGACCACTAAAAGCAGGATGCCCCATATACCTCAGAGGGTCTGCAAGCATTGCGTATGATTTACCACCACCAGCACTGCCACCATATAATACTTCTCGTTCACTTGCCGCTAGAAAATCTGTTTGTGGGCCATCGTTTGGTTTGAAGATTATATTGTGATCTTCTTCAATACGTTGTAAAGTAGCGTCCTTAGTAACCTCTAGTATTTTAGGTGACTTGAGCTTCTTTGGCTCCAATACGACTTTCTTCAATTTCCTGCGCTTTGGCGATTGCCTTTTCCGCATAGTCTGCCCACTGGCGTAAACTTCTAGCTTTGTCTTTTCTTCTTTGTTCATTGTCCAACCGTTTTCTTAAGCCTACGTGAGATATAGATCTACCAGTATTTGTAGTCAACCAGTTTGCTACTTCACGATATGAGTATTGTTTTAAATACTTTTTTGCCATTTCAAGTTTATCTAATTGGTCGGGTATAGGGTTTAGTATGCCATTGTCTTCTGTGTCTAACTCATATCCAAAAGGAATTGTTCTAGATACTCTGGGTACTTTTACCCACTCGTTATCTTCCTGTAAATCTATTGGTTGTGGAAGTTTCCATTTTCCAAGAGATCTATTCGTCATCCGTTACAACAGCTTTAGGCGGCATTAACATAACACCACCTTTTGCTTCTACCTGTACTTTTTCTGTTTTCACTAATCCTGTACGGTCTAGAAGTTCTTTAGCTGCAAGCATTTTATCTTTAATGCCTAACTCCGTAGGATCGTATAGTCCACCTACCATAGCCATTGCAGCTTTAGGTGCATTACGTGCCATAAAACTTTGAGTTGCATCTAGTATTTCTTCTTTAAGACTATTAACTACTTCTGTTGTACTGTACGTTTCTGAATAGCCAGCTAACTTTTTTGCTGATACTACATCACCACCTGCTTCATCAAACAGTACTGATAAAAACTTTTGTTGTTTCTCTGTTAATTCACGTGCCATTATTTTTTCTTCCTGCTAGGTACTGTGGAACCTCTGGCTTTTTCTTTTGCTTTCTTTGAAAGATCTTTAAAGTGAACCACAACTTTAGAACTTTTAGTATGCGTTTTACCTGTATGTACAGATCCATCAGGCATTTTGTGAGTACCACCATTATATTTTCTACCGTCCTTGT